ATGTCGGAAGAATTAAGAAAACTGAGGCTGAGCAAGAAACTACCGGCCAAAGAAATGGTCGCAGTAGTGAAAGAACTTTATCCCAAATACGACAAAACAATTCAAAGCAAATGTGAGCGTGGCGATGAGTATGGAATCCGGATTCGAGAAGATGCCATGGAGGCTCTCTATCTAAAATTCGCCCCAGAGCAACTGCAAGAAATCAAGAGAAAACAGTCAGGCGGACACAAGCTCAAATGTCGAATATCGTGCAGACTTCCGGATGACACTTATACAGAACTGCAAAGGTACATCAAAGAGGACGGATTCAAAACCATGCAAGATTGGCTCTCGGACACCGTCGAGAAATACGTCCGGCGGAAACGGAGAGCACACGAAAGGAGAACAGTTAAATGATAAGAGACCCTAATGAAATCATCGAAGAAGAAAAGAAAATTCGCATTCTTATTGCCGGATACCCCGGCATCGGCAAATCAACATTAGCACTATCAGCACCAAAGCCTCTACATATCGACGTCGATTTCGGCATCGACCGAGTAGAGCCGAGACACCGCATGCCGTACATCCAGCCACAGTCTTATGACGAAGTTCTTGAAGACTTAGTTCCGGAAAACATCAAAGACTTTGAGACCTTGGTCTTTGATACGGGGGGCAAACTCTTCAGCCTTATGTCCTTATGGGCTATAAAAAAAGACCCGAAGTACGGCCAAAGGGACGGGAGCCTCTCGCTCAGAGGCTACGGCTTTGTTGGAAAAGAATTCGTAAGGCTCATGGACTATTGCTTTTACGAATTGAAAAAGCATATCGTAATGGTCTTTCATGCCATTGAAGAAAAGGATGGCGATAATACCCGCCTCCGCATCAAGGTTGAAGGCCAAACGAAAAACAATGTTTGGGAGCCTATGGACTTGGGCGGATTTGTAGAGATGTACGGCAATGAGCGCACTATTGGTTTTTCCAATTGCGAAAGATACTTCGCAAAAGGCACTCGTGGAATCAAAGGAGTTATCAGAATTCCCAATCTTACTCCCACTTCTCCCAACAATTTTCTTACCAACCTTTTTGCGCAGTATAACGCACTGGCCGCCAAAGAGGTCGAGCAACTCTCCGAAGAACAAGCTGCATACGAAGAAGCTCTGGCTAAAGGCCATGAAGTTATCGACACAATGGTAGATCTCAAAACTGCCAACGCAGCAATCGCAAAAATGGGAGCTATAAACCATTCTCTTACTTCGAGGCAGGAGCTCGGTGCAGTCTTTAACGCTAAAATTGCTGAGCTCGGCTTGGTCTACGACAAAAAGGCAAAGAAGTATAAATCCGCACCTACGGAAACAGCAAAAGAAACACCGGAGAAGGCGCCGAAGGAGGCTCCGGCAGAGGAGGCTGCAGAGGGGGTTGAGTAATGGGAAAAAGGTTTTTAATGACACATTCTCTCCTGTCCTCCTGGATGTGGGCTATGAAAGAAAATCCTTTCGAGGATATGACTTCCGAAAAGGACAGTCTCGCTGACTTTCTCTCAACTCTTAGACGAGAGCCCATTCCGACCACAGAGGCCATGCAGAAAGGCATCGACTTCGAAGACCTTGTCACTGACATAATGCTCGGCCGGGGCGATGCTTCGGACAAGTGGTACGAAGCTGCTTATGAAGTAGCCAGCATTGTCAAGGGTGGACAGCTGCAATATAGGGCAGCTAAGGAAATCGAAGTGAGAGGCAGAAAAATACTGCTCTACGGAAGGCTGGATGCGCTAAAAGCAGGGACCGTCTATGATGTTAAGTTTTCCGGAAGCTACGACAAGGGCAAGTACATCGACAGTACGCAGCATCCCACCTATCTAACAATCGTGCCCGAGGCCAAGCAATTCACATACCTTGTGAGTAATGGAAGTCAAGTGTGGAAAGAAACCTACCTCCGAGAGGAAACTGCGGACATCATTCCGACCATTGAAGATTTCCTCGACTGGTTAGTGCAGCAAGAGTTAATCGCTACCTACGAAGAGTATTGGTTGGCGAAATGAAGGGAGAATGAAGTAAATCATGAAGGGCCGGCTGATAGATCTCTCTTTCGGTATCAACAAAAAGCAACGAATCGCTATCGAAATCGACTCTGACTTCCGGGAAGAATTCGACCGCTTACGAGATACCGACATACGCATAGACATTAAAAAATACAGAGAAAAACGAAGCAAGGATGCAAATGCATACTTCCATGTTCTCGTTAATAAGATAGCCGAGTCGCAGGGCTTGGGAAATGACGAAGTGAAGAAAATGCTCGTTATCGAATACGGCACACTTGCCGAAGACCCCGATGGATATTCCGTAGGTCTGAAGCTCCCCGCCTCTGTGAACATCGATACTATCTATCCCTATGCAAAGAAATTTGACACAAGAGAGGAAAACGGCCGGCTGTTTAACTGCTATTTAATCTACAAACACACTCACGAACTCGACAGCAAGGAGATGTCTCGACTGATAGACGGGGCTATTTATGTGGCCCAAGACATCGGCATCGAGACAGATACTCCGGAGCAGATTGCTCGGTATAAGCAAGCATGGGAACAGTCCCAATAATCGAATTTTGAAAGGAGCATTTAATCATGGAAAACAAAGAAAAAGAAGCGACTGGGTTGCTGGAACTCTGTATTGACCGTGAGCACATAACTATCACCGTTGATAAGTTTACCGAACTCATACAAAAAGAAGCAGCACTTGACCTCGTTCGAAACATTTACTTTAACGCAGAATCGTATGAAATTCAGAAGTATCTCGCTGTTTTGTTCGGACCTATACACAAGAGGAGGAAAGAGGATGCTTAACCAAGTCAACATCATGGGTCGCTTGGTGCGAGACCCGGAAGTGCGATACACAAATTCGCAAATAGCGGTTGCATCCTTCACTTTGGCCGTAGAGCGAGATTATACAACTAAAGACGGGGAACGGCCTGTTGACTTCATAGACTGCATGGCTTGGAGAGGCACCGCCGAGTTTTTGGAAAGATATTTTTCAAAAGGCAGAATGGCCGTAGTTTCCGGACAACTGCAGATGCGTACCTGGGAAGATAAAGACGGCAATAATCGCAAATCCTATGAGGTAGTGGCTCAGAGTGTCTACTTCGGAGATAGCAAGCCAAAGGATACAAGTGGCAGCGGAGAGCAGCAACAGTCTTTCCAAACTGAATATAAGAAATCCTCTCCTGTTCCGGCTCCGGTAGAAGGCTTTTCACAGCTTGATGATGACATACCTTTTTAACTTTGGGTGGCCGCTCTTTTCCCGGAGCGGCCGCCATTCAGACAGAAAGGAGGTTAGCTGATGGCGTGGATTGAAAGCAATCAAGAACTCGGTCGGCATCCCAAAATGAAACGATTTGCACGACTGCTCTCTATCTCCTGGCCCGAAGCCGTCGGATATCTCCATTATCTGTGGTGGTGGGCACTGGACTTTGCACAAGATGGAGATCTAAGTCAATACGAAGCCGGCGATATAGCAGATGCGGTGCACTGGAAAGGAGACTCAGAAAAATTTGTTAATGCTCTGTTGGATGCAGGGTTTTTAGACATGAGCTCGGAAGGCAATTGGGAGATACACGACTGGTATGACTACGCAGGGAAATTACTCGAACATCGAGCGGCGCAATCGGAATACAAAAAAAGGCAGTACTCCTTATATAGCGACCTTCGGCTCACAAGAGCTGTTAAAAAGCGTGATGGTGACATCTGCCAGTATTGCGGAAAAACTGTTAATTGGAAAGACAGACGGGGACCAAACGGCGGAACTTACAGTCAAATCTGCCCTTACGGTAGAAATACGGTAGAAAATGGTAGGTCTACGGTAGATAGTGGTGGATTTGATTTGGATAATACCGTAGTTGCTTGTAGGTCATGTGCAGAAAAGAAGGGAGATATGACCTTGGAAGAGGCTGGAATGTCGCTCATAAAAGGTAGGTCTAAAACGCCCAACCCCAACAAGGACAACGATAGGCAGGTTTACGGTAGAAATACGGTAGAAAAACCTACAATTACCGTACCGTACCGTACCGTACCTAACAGTACCTTAAATAATAATAAGTCATCTCCGGCAGTTCCCTATGAAAAGATAAAAGAACTTTTCAATACGACATGTGAAGGAATTTCAAAAATAACCGGAATAAACGGAAAAAGAAAGAAACTGGTAGCAGCTCGCTGGAAAGAACATCCGAGCCTTGATTTTTTCAAAGACTACTTCGAAAAGGTAGAGGCTACCGACTTTCTCAAAGGTGTGAATGATAGGGGTTGGAAAGCGAACTTTGATTGGCTGATGAATGTAGCCAATATGGATAAAGTTCGGGAGGGCAGATATGACGGCAACAAGGGAAACGGAAAACCCCCGAGGCCTACGAGGCCGACAAAGGATGCAGGTTTTGGCTTATCGGAAGGCTTCAAAATGGCAACAGAGGAGGAAGAATGAAAAAGGAGAAATTTATGCAAATCATAAAAAGCAACGACCCGGAAGCAAAAGACCTTAACCCTCCCGCTCCGGAGATCTGTAACTATTGCGGTAAGGCACGATACACCGAGGGTCTGTACTTTGGCGGCAGAGATGTTATATGGATGAACTTTGCGGAGCCATGTACTTGCCATGAGGCAGTGGCCGAACAAGAAAGGTTAAAAGCAAAGCGCATAGCCGAAGAGGAAGCAGAGAAAAAGGCTGCGGAGGATAGAAGGCTGCAAGAGCGAATCCGGAAGATTATAGGAAACTCTGGCATGGGTGAGCGGTTTCTGCGAAGAACTTTTGACAACTTTGAGCTTACGGAAGACAACAAAGCGGCCGCTGCGGTGTGTCGTAGATATGCTAATAATTTTGAAAGCCTTTTGCCAAATAAGAACGAGCAGCAAGAACTCGACCGGAACGGTCTTTTCATCTCCGGCCCGGCAGGAACGGGAAAAACACACTTGGCGGCTGCTATCGCAAATCAACTTATGCGAGGCGGTACGCCGGCAATCTGCATGACGATGATAGACCTGCTTGAAAGAATAAAGCGCACGTTCAGTTCACGTAGGTTATTAGGTATCGATGAGGGAGAAATACTCTCGGTTTATAAGACAGTTCCCATTTTAGTAATCGATGACATGGGAAAAGAGCCTCCAACCGAGTGGGCAATCTCGACCATCTACAATATCGTAAACGGTCGCTACGAGGGATATATGCCGACCATCATTACTACAAATTACAGCGACCAGGCTCTTATCTCTCGCATGACACCCCAGACTACAAGGGACAGCATTACAGCAGAGGCAACAATAGACCGGCTCATGGAAATGTGCAAAGGAATCGTTTTGACTGGACCGAGCTGGCGACAGAAGTAGGCAGGAGGTTTGAGAATGGAAGTTAAATTTACTGTACTTGGAGAACCGCAGGGAAAAGGACGCCCTCGGTTTGCGAATGCAAAAGGGAGGGTGATAACAAGAACGCCGGACAAAACTGTACTCTATGAAAATTTAGTAGTAACCGAATATCGCAGACAAGTCGGAGATGTGAAGTTTCCGGATGATGCAATCATAGATCTGCGAATCATGGCTTATTTTACTATTCCGGCTAGTGCAAGCAAAAGAAAGAAAGCTCAAATGGAGAATGGAGAACTCCGACCGGCAAAGAAGCCGGATATGGACAACATCATCAAAGTGATAGCGGACAGCCTCAACCATGTGGCCTATCGGGATGATGCCCAAGTCGTGGACTGTCAAATTCGAAAATTTTACTCACAGCAACCACGCATTGAGGTAACTCTTACTTCTGCGGCCGTGAGTGCATGAAAGGAGAATCAAAATGAGAAAAAAATACGAGGTAACCATGGAAAGCGATATGTTCAGTGCTTTAAGAAGCGATTGCAATCAGCTTTTAAGAAACATCATATCGAATATGCTCGACAAGGGTGGAGAGAAGGCAGAAATGCGAATCGTGCTGAAGATCTCACTTACAGAGGGCGAAACTCCGGACCTCGAAGAGGCCAGATATGAGGCGCAGCGAGAGACAATAATCCCGAAGTTTGAGCACAAAATTACTACGGTCATGCAGTACAAGAACGAAAAAGACGGCTATGTCGGGGGTCCAGAATACGAGCTCATCTGGGATAAGGACAAAGCTGAGTATGTAATGCAGCCTCTTCAAGACGGGCAAATAAGCATATATGACTCAGTCGAGCCGGACGATGAATACGACTACGATGAACCAAATCTCGCTCAGTAAGGGAAAGGAGGAAAAATGTATATTTGCGATGATTGCGGCCACATATTCGAAGAACCTATTACATGGGAAGAAAGACATGGTTTCACGCATGGGCCTTTTGAACGGTGGTACGGATGTCCGCATTGCAAGGGGTCGTACGAGGAAGCCAAGCGATGTGATAACTGTGGCGAGTATATTTCAAAAGACGAAAGCTCGGACTTATGTCGAGCGTGCCAAGACGATGTGGTTGATAGGTTCAATCGTTTCATAAGAGACGAGTTCAACGAGGCAGAGAGAGAATTTTTACTAGAGCATGTGGAGGAAACAATAATAAGTTAGGTGGTTTGATGGATACTGAAAAAGTCTTTAAGAAAACATGGTGGACGCAAGAAGAAGACGACAAGCTCATGGAGCTGTTGGAAGCATATAAGTACACTTACAACGATATATCCAAAATACTTAATCGCTCCGAAGCAGCCATCATAAGAAGGCTTACCAAGCTGAAAATTAAATGTCGACCGGTGCGATATGACAATAAGAAATGGACGGATAAAGAGATCTCCACAATGCTCTCAATGCAAAAAGAGGGTCGCACTTGGGAGGAAATAGGAAAAGTTATCGGGAAGAACGGTCTATCAGTTAGAGGAAAGTTCAAAAGAATGGAAAAGGAGAGTGAATGAATGAAAGTTTATATCTCGGGCCCGAGGGCGGGCGTTCCGGACCACGGAAAAGAGTTTTTGCACGCAGAATATCAATTTATGCGTCTCAGTTGGAAAGTAATCAATCCGGCTTCGGTAGGTGCACAGCTCCCCTCTTTTACTCGCTCTGAACATAGAGAGGTTTGCGAATCGGCTCTTAAGGCCTGTCATGCAATATACATGATGCCCGGATGGAGGGAGAGCGAAGAAGCTCAGTTCGAACTGCAGCTGGCCATTAAGTATGGGCTCGTAGTCTTATTTGATGTTCAACCTCCTGCGTATGTCGAAGGCTTTCTCGCATGTCGCAAAGAGCAGGAAGAAATCGAAGAAGCTATAGAGAGAGATAAGGTTAAAAGCCTATCATTCATTGAGAAGATAAAGGAGGTGTTTTGCGGTGAATGGTAGCAGAAAAATGAAAAGTCGCCCTCGTGCGGTAACACGAATGGCGACAAGGAAAGTTTTCCCGACACAAAGTGTATCAGAGTTTGACGAGGTTTGCAAATACTTGAAGCCCGGCGAATACATAATTTATCAGAATGGTAATCGCTTCGAGCTGGGCCGTGTAGCAAGAGTGGAAAGCGATGGCGCATTTGTTTGCTTTCACCTCGGAGAAACGGCTGCAAAGACCCCGTTCGACTGTATACACAAGCTGACAAATGCTTATGTGATAACTGAAACCGGATTAGGCGGAGGTCGATTTGAAAGGCGTGAGGCCGATGCGCCTTAGAGGAGAGCACCAAAAAGCTTTGATGAAAAAGTTTGAGGAGCAACTCTACGGAGGCAAACACAGCAGATGGTCAGTGTGGGCCGACTTTATAACAATGACAGCCTGCACCCTTTCCATAGCCGATGTCAAACAGCGCAAAGAGCGAGACGAGCTTTATGCGAACACGGCCAGGAAGTACAGCGAAGAGGAAATGGTCCGGTTTAGTGAAATGTTTTCAGATCTAATAGTCGCTTATGAAGAAAATCCCGCACAAGACTTGCTTGGCGAGTTATTCATGGCACTGGAGCTAAACAACGACCACAAAGGACAATTTTTCACACCTTACAATGTGTGCGTGATGATGGCGAAGATGTGTGCCGGAGACTTGAAAAAGGAAATCGAAAGGAAAGGCTACATCTCAGTAAATGACTGCTGCTGCGGAGCCGGTGCCCTACTTATCGCTTTTGCGAACGAGACACTGGAGCAGGGGGTTAACTACCAACAGTATATCGAATTTGTTGCCCAGGATATCGACTTCACGGCCGCAATGATGTGCTACATACAACTCTCGCTTCTTGGGTGCGCCGGATATGTGATTGTCGGCAATACGCTGACTACTCCGCCGACTGAGCCTCTGAGCAATCAAAATGTTTGGTACACCCCGCTCTACTTTATCGACACATGGCAGCTGCGGCGTGCTGCGAAAAAGTGGAAGACGATATTTAGCAGCCTTAAAGAGCCGGCAGAGCCGACTGATAGTGAGCCGCCGAAAAATGAAACCACGCTTGTCGAAAAGCCAGGCGGCCAATTGTCATTTTTTTAAACGAAAGGAGAAATTGTAATGATACAAAACATAGCAATAGAAAAATTATTTCCTCATCCGGACAACCCCAGACAGGACCTCGGAGATCTGGAAGAGCTCGCCGAAAGCATTAAGGCAAAAGGCATACTTCAAAACCTTACCGTGGTGCCGTGGAACTTTGTAGAGGAAGACAAAAGCAAATGGGACGATGACTATGACCGCTTTGTGGTAGTGATTGGACACCGGCGTCTTGCAGCAGCAAAGCAAGCGGGGCTCACTGAATTACCTTGCGCCGTTTCTGAGATGGAGCGCAAGGAGCAGGTCAGCACGATGTTGCTCGAAAATATGCAGAGAGCAGACTTGACTTTGTACGAGCAGGCGCAGGGCTTTCAGATGATGCTTGACCTCGGCGACACAGTAAAGGACATTGCCGAGCAGACAGGCTTCTCAGACACTACTGTCCGCCGCAGAGTTAAGTTGTTGGAGCTGGACCAAGAGAAATTAAAAGCATCTACTGAGCGTGGTGCTACCATCATGGACTACATAGAGCTCGAAAAGATTAAGGATATAGATCTCCGCAACAAGGTGCTCGAATCAATAGGCACTCGGAACTTTGATTATGAGCTTCGGAGAGCACTCGATAAGGAAAAAGATGCAGAAATCATAAAATCCTTAAAAGAAAAGTTAGATACTTTCGCAACAGAGTTTCAGGGAGAAGAAACCCCAGCAAGCCGGGAGCATGTCGCAACATATTACGCTTCGTGGGGCAAAAAAGAAATCGACATTCCGGAAGATGCCGAGGAAGCTGAATATTTCTATGTCGTCTTTGAGTACGGCATTACGCTCTACAAAAAAGTTAGTGAATCCGAGGAGGCGGCAAGAAGAGCTGCTGAGCAAGAGGAAAAGGACTTGCAAAAGGCAAAGTACGAAGCTTTGAGCGAGATCTCGGAACGAGCCTTTGAACTCAGGCGTGATTTTATACGCAGCTTTTCAAATACTAAGGCTAAGAAAAAAATGGAAATCATTGTCGAGTACACCTATCGAGCAATAGAAAAGAATTCGTTTTGGCGCATGGAGATAGACAAAATTATCGACTTTTTGGACATTCAGATTCCGGAGAGCGATGACGAGGAAGAGTTTGCTACTGAACACCTCCTTGAAGATTTGCACAAACAGCCCGAAAAATATTTACTCTTAGTTACTTATTGCAGCCTGGATGGCCCGAGCGAAAGCTACCACAATTGGCGAGGAGGTTACAGGGAAAACAGAGACCTGGACCTCGTATATGATTTTCTCGATGCACTCGGCTACGACATATCGGATGAAGAATTGTCCATGTGCGATGGTACGCATGAGCTTTTCGAAAGGGAGGAATAAAAAAATGACATTACTCGAAATCGAGAGACAAATAAAGGATATCCAAAAGGAAATCGAGGACAGCAAGCAACAGCACGAATCCAAAATGAAAATCCTCAATGCTCAAAAAGAAAATGCATTAAGGAAAAAGGAAACTTTCCTTGCATGCGGCGACATCGGTCGAGCAGAGAACGCAAGGCGATTCATCTACACAGAGGGGTTCAAAGAAAACTACGGCCTCGGAGACACAAAGCGGACAACGGACGAAGCTGTGGACGACATTGTAAGCGGCATGAAAATCATAAAAGAACAATACTTTGGATGCAAAAACTACGCCTGCTATATTTGTCAAGGCTCCGACCATTCGTACGGCTTCGGGCCAAAGCACGGATATATTGTATTTGAAATTGGCGCAAAGCCGGCGGTAAGAAAAGGAGATCTCGTACCCACAGACAAAGACAGGGAGGACATCGTTTACTACCTAAGAATGTTGCAAAAGTCCAAAGAAAATAGAGCTGCCATGCTGCTCAGCGGAGAATAAGGAGGTGAGGATATGAAAAATAGATTATCAGATCTGCACAATCACCTTTTTGCACAGATTGAAAGATTGGGGGACGAAGACCTCAAAGGAGAAAAGTTGCAAGAAAACCAACCAAGTTTAGCGAGCCAAAGTATTACAAGAAAACCAGATTTGCTAAGCGAGCCATAATGGTCAAGGAAGCCAAGCCTGAGAAGCGAGCCATGGAAAACGAGAAGCCCGGAATTGATGAGCGAGCCATGGTGGACAAGAAAACCGTATTCAGTTAGCGAGCCTGAGACGTGGAGAAAACCAAGTGCAATCAGCGAGCCAAGTGCCTTGAGAAAACCAGTCTGGGAAAGCGAGCCATTGCAAAAAAGAAACCCAGTATTCATCAGCGAGCCATTCAGTGTAAGAAATCCATGTTGAAAAAGCGTGCCACTCGTCAAAAGAAAACCATCATCGACAAGCGTGCCAGAGTATTTGAGAACACCGAAACACATAAGCGCATGAAAGGAGTAAAAATGCAGAAGTCACTATTAAAGGCAACGGTCAGAAGTTTCTACGATGCCCAGAAGATACGAATAGAACTCGGAAATAGATTAGTCGCCAATGTGCGAGTACGACTCGGACAAGACCCTGGCACAAAAACGGAAGAAACGATGAGCAGGGAGGGGCAAAATCTATTGAAACAGCTGTTAGAGAATTATCGTCGGATTGCCGACGGTTTAACCAGTGCAAGCACAAAAGCAAAAGTAAAAGCGATAGAGCAGCAGCCGGGAATAATATCCGACTTGCTTGAATACGAATTGACAGGACATTATCTGCGACTATTAGATGATGAGGCCAATTTGGGAAAGATTATGAAACGCATGGTGGAAACATTTCCGATATGGGATGCTTTCCTGAAAGATGTTAAGGGTTGCGGCCCTACAATGGCGGGAGTGATATTAAGCGAACTCGACCCGCACAAGGCTCGTCATGTGTCCTCGTTTTGGAGGTATGCCGGACTTGATGTGGGAGACGACGGCAAAGGCAGAAGCAGGCGCAAAGAACATTTAACGGTTGTGGAGTATGAAGCCAGCGACGGTACAAAGAAATCGAGGCAAGGAATAACATTCAATCCGTTCTTAAAGACAAAATTAGTAGGAGTTTTAGGAAGTAGCTTTCTACGTTCTGATTCTCCTTACAGGCAGATATACGACGACTACAAGCAGCGGTTAGACTGCCATCCAACCCATGAAGATAAGTCGAAAGGTCACAAGCACAATATGGCTATCCGGTACATGGTAAAGATGTTCTTGAAAGACTTATGGATAGAGTGGCGGAAAATTGAAGGGTTGCCGACTACTCCGGATTATGCAGAAGCGAAGCTCGGCCGGAAGCATGGAGCATAGGAGGGTAAAAATGCAGAAATTTTACTTTACATACGGAAACAATGAAACGCAGCCGTTTAAGGGCGGCTGGACGGAGGTTGTGGCCGAAGATATAGAAAAGGCTGTGGATGCGTATACATACTTCCATCCTTTGAGGGATGGACTGATAACATGTTCAAGCATCTACAACGAGGACGACTTCAAGAAAACAAAAATGTTCACAGAGGGTAATCGTGGCCACAAGTGCCAGGAACGAATAGTCTTAGAAAGAAGCTTGGACAGTGAGCGTTGTGCAATTAGCATAAGCGAGGCTATTGAAAAGCAGGTGGCGAAAGAGCCGACCGGAGAGGATGCTTTTGACGGACACGCTCTTGTGTGGATTTGTCCAGTATGCGGAGGCAAGCTAAATGGTCGGTATTGCGGAGATTGTGGACAACGCATCGAGTGGGAGGTGTGAGGGGAAATGAGCGATGTTTTAAGTTTGAGAGACGCTATCAATGCAGATGTGGAAGTGTCCAGAAAGGGTGTTATCGAGGCAGTGAATGACCTCTCTTGCATAAAGTCAATTGACGAACTGAGATACAAATATGCCGAAGCGGTCTTAAGTCTTAGCTATTTGTTTCACAAAAAAGAAAAAGCAATAGGCTTTAATGAATGCCATAAAGACGAACTTGAAATGCGGGAGGAGTAGAGGTGCGTAAAAGGTTTACAAAAGCAGAGCGGCAAAAAGTCTATGAGAAGTATGACGGTCATTGTGCATACTGTGGATGCGAAATTGAGATTAGAAATATGCAGATAGACCACCTCATACCGATGATGTTCTACGAAGCGTATCAAACTCTCGGACAAGATCTTAACGACTTTGAAAACCTCATGCCTTCGTGCCGGAGTTGCAATAATTATAAGCACTCATTGACCTTGGAAAAATTTAGAGAGGCTGTGGAAAGATGGCCGGAAGTGCTACAACGAGACAATAAAACCTACAGAAACGCTGTCCGGTTCGGAGTAGTTATTCCAAATCCAAAGAAAATAGAATTTTATTTCGAAAGAGAGAAAGAACGGCCTCCGAGTAAGATTGTTCCGGCTTATGAAAATGTGTGCGTAACGTGCGGTGCACAAGTTCCCGAAGGTAGACAAATTTGTCCTCAATGCGAAAAAGACCCTTTCCATGCACTCAGAAAAAAGGAGGAAGCGAAATGACGGAAATGATGGATGTGTTAGCGTTGAAATTCTCGCTATTTGTAATGGGAGCACTTATCGGAGCCGGGGGCCTTGTAGGGATAGCGGTAACTGTGGCAATAGGCAACCAAGCGGATATCTTAATAAGTAAAATACGGTGCAAGAAAAGCAAAGGCCAGGAACCGGACGAGGTGGGGAAGGCTACCCGGAAATACGAAGGACCGTATAAAATACATTACCAATCGCAGGCCTCGCAGATCTTTTCTCGGGACCAGGAAAGGATGGACAGAAAAATAGGCGAGAAGTTGGGAGAGGTTAATCAGCTGCTGAAAAAAGAACTCTGCACAGAAAATTACGCCATGGTGTATGTCATATTGCATGATGTGAAAGACTTAATCGAGGCCCGTGCCTTCAAGCGTGGCTACGACCGTGGAAAAAATATAGGCGGAGGTCAAAAAAATAAATAAAGCATAGCACAAGGAGTAAGTTATGGGTACAAGTAAACTAAATGAAGAAATTCTGAAAGCAGCTGCAGAAATCGCAGCCAAGACGGCTCTCGAGACCTACACAAAGGAAAAGGACAAGGACCGGAAAAAGCGACTTGATAGGCGGCTGCGAGATACAAAGCGGCTGATGAAAAGCTATCGAGAAATCAAAGTCCATGCCGGGGATGCTATCGCCTCTCTCTCGGAGATTGCCGACGAAGATTATGAGTTTTTCAAAAACCTCATGGAGGGCGAAGACAATATCGATGTGTCGGCAATAGTCCGGACGAAAGCAAGGTCGGCCATAATGCTTACGCACATCGATGCCATGTTGCAGGCGTATGAGGTTATCAGCCACAACTCAAAGAAGCCGGAAGACCAACGGAGGTTTCGGGTCTTGGAAGCGATGTACCTAAAAGGCGAGCCCGTATCTGCAGCCGAGATTGCTGAAATAGAGCAAATAGATACCCGGACAGTCTACAAAGATATCAATGCTGCTTGTGAGAAAATGGGAGCTTTGCTATTCGGAATAAACTGGTTAGACCAAGATTGACAAGGAAAAGCCTGGCCGATTTTGAACCCTTGGTAGCCCGAGGGCAAAAAGTGGGCATTTACATGACAGTTCATTTAGTTTAAAGTGTAATGTGTAAAATTCTAATTATGTAAGCCAGCGGCTCCGAGCGGGGCCGCTATTTTATTTGAAAGGAGGTTTATAGGCAGGCTTTGTGTTTCTCCTTTTCGCAAAGTCTTTCGACCTGGGCCGGAGCTGAACGCCAACGGCAGGCACAGGGCAATTTTAAGAGGAGGAAAATATCGTGTTTTCAAAAGCAATCAATAAATTTATCAATAAGCCGTCGTTTTATTACTCGATGTCCATAGCTGCGACCTGGGCCGGAGTCGGCTCACTCATGGTAGGCATACAGATGGCAAGAGAGTATGGCATTATTCCCTTTTTGCTGTGGGCAACCGGCAATACACTTGCATGTATCGTATTCGGCATATTCGCACCAACGATACCGAAGCTCCGGGAAGTCTTCCGGAGCAAGCCGATGCATTTTATAACGGGAATAATCTGCGTGTTCCAAGTATGGCTCAATATGAACGGCATCCAAGCTATTTTCAGCGACACCCCACTCACGGGGACATTCGGAATGGTGCTTTCGTATGCAGTAGCCATATTTTTCATTTTTTTGCTCATTCGGTTTGGGATGATACGAAATGTCCTCACCGATTATGCGAGCTGGGTGGCGGTCTATGGCATAGGCTTTGCACTTACAATAGCAGCGATAATCTATTCCCGAGGCAATATGTATGCCCTTTCGATGGGCTTTGAACATATATCGGTCGGAGTGGAGAAGTTTTTTCTGTTGCTTCCCGGTGCATTCCTCTACCCTTACTTCTTCGAGATCTTAGACTATAACGAAAGCAACGAAGACGGCACAAAGAGGATAGATGTCCGGAAAGCCTTTATAAACGGAGGGTTGCTATTCGGTGCATACCTTACATTTACATTCCTACTTGCATGGACGAACTTCAGCCCGTTTCTTAATATCGTTAAGGCGTTCCTCATAACGCTTGTAGCTGTGTCGACTATCTCGTCTTTCCTTTATAGCGTATACATCACATTCGGAAAGCGGCTCGGCATACTTGTCAACATCGCCTGCGTTGCATCATGGCAGTATCTTATTCCTATGGGAGTGCTCGGTGTGTGGACACTCATGAGCTCTATCAGAATATTTATTGTAATCGGAGGTATTGTCTATGCCCTCGCTTGGAACTTTATCGAAAAGAGGAAGGCGGTGAGGACATGAAGACCATACTCGGAAGAAAGCAAAGGATAGATAATAGCAAGTGGGTTGAGGCGATGCAGATAATCGAGACACTTGTCACAAAGAAAGAGCTCGATTCGGCTGTTGCAACTGTCTGTAAGGAGATTAAAAAGACTATTAAGGGTAAGAGCTCGGCGTACGCTTGGAGCGGCGGAAAAGACAGCTTAGTCCTTTCCGACATCTGCGAGAAGATAGGCATAACAAAAAGCGTATTCGTACACACAGATCTCGAATACCCCGCTTTCCTTAAATGGTGTCTTGAAAATAAGCCGGAGGGGTGCGAGGTTATAAACACCGGCCAAGATTTAGACTGGCTTGCAAAACGACCGACAATGCTCTTCCCGGCAAACTCGACCATTGTTTCAAGGTGGTTTGCAATCGTGCAAAAAAGAGGAATGCAGAAATACTTTCTCGATAACAACTTGGACGTTATTCTTGTCGGCCACAGAAAAGCAGACGGCAATTATGTCGGCAAAGGCACGAATATATTTACAAACGGTGCGGGCGTAACTCGATATTCGCCTCTCGCAGACTGGCCGCATGAACTGCTACTTGCGTATATCCATTATCACAATATCCCCATGCCGCCTATTTATGAATGGAAAGACGGATACAGATGTGGAACTCATCCTTGGCCGTCTCGCATGGGCATGAAGTCAGTGGAGGAAGGATGGGCTGATGTCTATGAGATAGATTCTTCCATCGTGGAGGCTGCTGCCGAGAAAATCGAAAGTGCGGCTCACTTCTTAAAGGGGGTGAGAGCATGAAGGTAATCAAGAAGCAGCTCGCAGATCTGAAACGACCGGAGAAGAATGTCCGGATGCATAACGACAAGCAGATACAAGAATTTAGGCGGTCCATAGAAATGTTCGGACAAATCCGACCAATCGTAATAGACGAGGACAATACTATTCTTGCCGGGAACGGACTATACGAAACCCTTTTGTCAATGGGCCGCAAGGAAGCCGACTGCTATGTCGTGAAGGGCCTGGATGAAAAGGGAAAGAAAAAGCTTATGCTTGCCGATAACCGAATATTCAACTTGGGCGTGGACGATATATCTGTATTCGATGAATTTATGCGAGATCTCAAAGATGACCTCGACATTCCCGGCTTCGATGAAGATATGCTGAAATCTCTTGTTATGGACCTAGATGAAGCCAATGTTGTAATTGCCGACTACGGTCTTATATCGGACGAGCAAGCCGAAGAAATGAGAGAGGCAGGAGAAAAGGCCGAGGCTCGATACGATGAGATTGCGGAAAATGCTATCGAACATACGCCGGCACAGGTTCCGGATGAAGTCAGAGAGGCGGCAGATTATGCCGAACCTTACAAGGCCGATGGCGAGGACATAGAGCATAGGTATATCCTCTGCCCGAAGTGTGGTGAGCGGATATGGCTGTGAAAAGAATTGTGACCAATACGGATGTTGTCACCGCTACGAAAAACCGCATCAAAAATGTGTTTTCTAACGGAGTAAAGGTTTATATGTCTTTCTCCGGAGGAAAGGACTCGCTCGCCATGGCCGATATCACTATGAAATTGATTAAGGCCGGAGAGATAGATCCGAAGCTACTGACCGTCCTGTTCGTGGATGAAGAGGCCATATATGGCAGCGTCGAAGAAAAAGTGCTCGAATGGCGGGAGAAGTTCCTGAATGTCGGTGCCTCCTTCGAATGGTGGTGTGTAGAAGTCAAACACTTCTGCGCGTACAATCAGCTGACAAATGACGAAAGTTATACATGTTGGGACCGTACGAAAGAGGATGTATGGGTAAGACGCCCGCCTCCCTTTGCTCTCCGGAATCATCCGGAACTAAGACCCGGTATCGACAATTATCAGTCGTTTATCCCTAAAGTCACAAGGGATGGAATACAGATGGTAGGCGTCCGAGCATCCGAGAGTATTCAAAGGCTGCAGTACATGGCAAAGATGGATCTCGGCGTCGGCAGCAGCATAACCGGGAAGAACATCATATACCCCATATATGACTGGACGACTAAAGATGTGTGGTTGTATCTCAAAAACAACAAAATCGATATTCCGGTAATATACCTCTGGATGTATCAAGCCGGGATAAGAAAGAATCAGCTGCGGATCTCGCAGCTTTTTTCTATTGACTGCGTAAATTCGCTTATCCATATTGCTGAGTACGAGCCGGGCTTATGGGACAGGATACTCAAAAGAGAGCCGAATGCATATCTTGCAGCTCTATATTGGGATAGCGAACTATATCGCAGATCTTCAAGGAAGCGCCGGGAGAATGCAAAGCCGAAAGATTATAAAGCACTCGTACACGAAATGCTTTTCAAGAATCCGGACAAATACTTTACCACTCCCCTCACCCGCACTACTGCGAGGCGATACCGTAACCAAGTAATCAAGATGGAGTACATGCTCCAGCAGAAACATTATAAGCAGCTGTATGATGGCCTTGTGGCCGGAGACCCAAAGCAGAGGACATTGCGTGCAACCGTGATGAACGCCTCCACTGATTATGCGGAATACTCAAAGAAATTCCGCAATAAGGAAGGAGGTGAGAAAGGTGCCTGAGAATATAGACCTGTTCGCTCCCCTATCCTCTTTGCAATGGGTAGACCGAAAGCTGCTGCGGCCGAATGACTATAACCCGAACAAGGTAAGCCGAGATAATCTCAACTTGCTTGTACAATCTATCCTCGCAAACGGATGGACACTGCCCATCGTGGTGCGTCCGGACTTTACCATCATCGACGGCTTCCATCGCTGGACTGTCGCAGGAGAAGAACCGCTTTATTCAAAACTCGGCGGAAAAGTTCCTGTGGTGATAGTAAAGCACGATGACGAGGCCGGAGATATGTACGGAACTATCACGCACAACCGTGCACGTGGTACGCACTTGCTTGAACCAATGAAAGCCATCGTCAAGAAGCTGCTCGGAGAGGGCAAGACTGTAAAGGAGATCTCAAAGCAATTGGGAATGAAGCCCGAAGAAGTGTTCCGGCTGTCTGACTTCTCAAAGGAGGATTTCCTTGAAATGATGACAAAGGGAGTAAAGACCTACAGTAAGGCCGAAGCTCTCACATCAATATAACAATGACATAGCAAAAATATAGCACGAATGCCCGGGGTAGCAGGTCTGCCTCGGGCTGTTTTGACTAAAGGTGTCGCTCTTTGCCTGAAAACAAAAAGGTACTGGGAGCGACACGGATAAGCTTTGCGGGCTCTTCGACCCCGAAATTCGCATAGTTAGTGAAAAATTTTTTAAGGCGTTTCGTTACGGAAAGGAGGATTTTGGCATGTCGAGTAATGCAATCAGAGAAGAAATTACGCTGGACACTATTGTAAGCACGAAAGAGCTTTCCATCATCCTCGGTTTAACGACGAGGAGAGTTCAGCAGCTTGTGCAGGACGGCCAATTTGAAGCTGTAAAGCGTGGTCGATTTAATCTTGCGAAATGTGTTTCAAGATATATGGACTTAATCACGAAAGAAAAGTCCGCATCCGAAAAAGAGAAAGAGGCTGCGGATTTGACTATAAAAAAAGCAAAGGCAGTTGTAGCCGCCTTGGAAGCAAAAGAGCTGCAAGGCAAAATGCACCGCTCCGATGATATAGAAGCTATAACCGAGGATTTAGTTTACACGATAAGAGGGCTGTTATTGGCATTGCCAGGTAGGCTGGCTGTAGATGTTGTAAATGCGAGTAATTCGGCAGAAGCAGCAGAAATTATTAAGCGAGAAGTCTATATCATCATGGGCGAATTATCAAATTATCAATATGACCCGGCAAAATACGAGGAGCGAGTGAGGGAGAGAAGAAAATGGAGCCGGATAGAAAACGGTGATTTCGATGAAGAGGATGAGTGAAGCCTCGCTAAAGAGGGTTAATGCGTCGATATCCAAAGTAGTAAAACAAGGCTTCAAACCTCCGGAAACTCTCTCCGTCTCGGAATGGGCCGACAAAAAACGGCGACTTTCTCCGGAAAGCAGTGCTGAGCCTGGTCCATGGCGCACAAGTAGAACTCCTTACCTCAAAGAGCCCATGGATGCCTTTACAGATGCAAAAGTGAAGAGAATTGTTATAGTATCCGCCTCGCAGATTGGAAAATCCGAACTGATAAACAACATAATCGGGTACATAATCGATGAAGATCCCGGATCTATTCTCTTCATCATGCCCACGACATTAGACGCAAAAGAATATTCGAAGCTGCGTATTGCGCCGATGATAAGAGATACTCCTGTGCTTAAACAGAAAGTAGCAGATCCAAAGAGCCGGGATAGTGGTAATACCATATTACAAAAGACTTATCCCGGAGGAATCCTCACAATGTGCGGCTCTACCGAGGCTCACTCCTTGGCATCAAAGCCAATTCGATATGTTTTAGGTGATGAGCGTGACCGCTGGGCTACATCTGCCGGAGATGAGGGAGACCCCTGGGATCTTGCGAGAGCGAGACAAATTACTTTCTACAATTCAAAAGCAGTCGAGGTATCCACTCCGACCATCAAAAATGCAAGCCACATAGAAAACTCTTTCGCAGATGGCACCATGGAAAGATGGTGTACGGCCTGCCCTCATTGCGGAGAATACCACAACATTATCTTTTCGGATATTCGTTATGAGTACGAAGAACATATTGTCGGTGGCAAAAAATCTTACACCGTACTTGAAATTTGGTATGTCTGTCCGGGCTGCGGGGCGATTTCGACAGAGCAAGAAATGAGGGCTCAGCCTTCGAAGTGGATTGCCGAACATCCGGATGCATACGAAAACAGCGGATGTCGTTCATTTTGGCTAAATGCTTTTTGCAGCCCGTGGGCTTCCTGGGAATCCACTATCCTTGAATATCTTAAAGCTATCGGAAACACAAAGAAATTGCAGGTAGTTTATAACACTCGCTTCGGCGAGCTGTGGGAAGACCGAGGCGACATTGAGGATGAGGATAGCCTGATGGCAAGGCGAGAAGAATATGAGGCCGAGCTTCCGGAAGGCGTTTTAGTTTTAACATGCGGCGTAGATACTCAAGATGACCGCTTGGAGTTTGAAGTTGTAGGACACGGCCACTTCGGAGAAAGTTGGGGCATCCGTCAGGGAGTCATCATGGGAAGGCCGGACACTCCGCAAGTATGGGCTCAGCTTGACGATATTATCGACAAGGCCTATTACTTCAAAAGTGGAGTCGGCCTAAAAATCTCCATGACTTTTGTCGATGAAGGCGGCCACTTTACGCAAGATGTCCGGATGCAGTGTATGCATAGGCTTTCAAAAAAAATGTTTGCTATCAAAGGCCGTGGCGGAGACGGCATCCCTTACACTTCTCCGCCGAAGAAACAGAAAGTCATCATCAAGGGGAAAAATCTCGGCACATGTTGGCAATATCAGCTTGGCGTGGATGCCGGAAAGCAGCTGATAATGGACAGCTTAAAAGTTCAGACTCCCGGCTCGAAATATTGTCACTTCCCAAAGCGTGACGATTATGGGCCAGGATTCTTTCAAAAACTGCTTTCAGAACGACTTGTATATAAGCCCGAAAGGCGTAATCCCTGGGTGTGGGAAAAGATACCCGGGCATGAGCGTAATGAGGCCTTGGACTGTCGAAACTACGCACTAGCAGCATTCAAGGCTTTACCGGTAGACCTTGACGCTATCGACAATAGGCTTAAACTTGCAAAAAGCAAGAAGGCAGGAGCTACTGTGCCTTCGCAGGCACCTAAGAAGAAAAAGGTGACCAGGCGAAGTAAAAACAAAGGTCTGGAAAAATATTATGACGATTGGTAAAGGAGAGTGAAGACGATGGCAGATAGAACTGAAATGCAGGAACGGTTAGAGTTTTGGAAGGCTGCCCTGCAAAAAATGAGATCGGCATACCTGGCATTAGTTGAAGGTGGAGTGAAAAGCTACACAATAGACGATCGGTCTCTCACCCGCTTCGACCTTCCGGATCTTCTTGAAGAAATTAAGGAGGCCGAGCGAAAGGTTGATGAACTTTCGGCACTACTTTCGGGCAGAAAGTCAAGAAAGGCTTTCTCCATAGTGCCTCGTAATTGGTAAGGGCATCCGTCCGTAAGGATTATGCTATATGGAGAGCTTGGCAGAGTTAGCTCCTTTCACTGCCGAGCCTTCATTATTTTTAAGAAGGAGGGCGATATATTGAAAACAAGGCAACGCAAAATTGCTGCTTATGCGAAAGGATACAGCGAAGCCGGTGCAAGTCTGACAAGGCGAGCTCTTAAAGGGTTTATTCCAAGTAGCGGATCTGCTAAAGAGGATATCGACCGGAATAATTATACTTTAAGACAAAGAGGGCGAATGCTATACATGGCATCCCCTGTAGCGACATCAGCGATAAATACCAACCGAACAAAAGTTGTTGGCGTTGGCCTTGCACTAAAAAGCTCTATCAAAAGAGAAATTCTTGGCCTCAGTCCGGAAGCGGTTAAGGCATGGCAGCAAAAAACAGAGGCCGAGTTTAATATGTGGGCAAGCAAAAAGCAAAACTGTGATGCGCTCGGCATAAACAATTTTGAGGGATTGCAGCAGCTTGCCTTAAAGGCTTGGCTCATGAGCGGCGATGTTTTCGCATTGATAAAAAGATACGAAAAAACATCAGACGCTCCATATTCTCTTAGAATTCACTTAATAGAGGCTGACCGTGTATCGACACCGAACACAAGCCCCTACTCCCTTTCCCCTCTTGGATTTGTAGGTGAAGATGAGGAATCGAAAAACAAAATATATGATGGAGTTGAGGTCGATAAAAACGGAAAGATTGTAGCCTATCATATCCGGAATACTTATCCCGGCGAACTAAGTATGGAAAAAACCGAGTGGGTGCGTGTTGAGGCTTATGGAAAGAAAACCGGCATGCCTAACATTCTTCAAATTATGGAGAGTGAGCGTCCGGAGCAATACCGAGGAATAACCTACTTGGCACAAGTAATCGAGCCGCTATTGCAGCTTCGAAGATATACGGAAAGCGAATTAATGGCTGCGCTGATACAGTCATTTTTTACTGCCTGGATAAAGACAAAGACAGACCCTGCTGAAATTCCCATGAATGAAACCGGCGCAGGAGACATTGTGGGCATTCCCGGAGAGGAGCCAGAGAATATTTCTTATAGCGAGAATGAATACGAAATGGGTCCGGGCACAGTAACTCATCTTGAGGAGGGCGAAGACATTGTTTTCGGGAGTCCGAATATACCGACCGCAGGCTTTGAAAGTTTCGTTAAGACGATTTCTCGGTTGGTTGGATCTGCATTAGAGATTCCATATGAGGTTTTACTTAAAGAATTTAATTCCTCCTATTCGGCGAGCCGTGCAGCCTTGCTCGAAGCATGGGAAGCTTTTAAGATGCGTCGCCAATGGTTTGTGGATGATTTTTGTCAGCCGGTGTACGAACTATGGCTAGCTGAAGCTGTCGCCCTGGGAAGAGTCAAGGCTCCCGGCTTCTTTGATGATCCTATGATAAGAGCTGCATGGAGTGAAGCTCGGTGGATAGGCCCGGTTCAAGGACAGATAGACCCAACAAGAGAAGCTAAGGCTGCCATCATGCTTGTTGACCGAGGATTTAAAACTCATGAACAGGTTACCCGTGAAATTGGCGGCGGCGATTGGGAGAATAATGCCGAGCAGCTGCAAAGAGAAAACGAGCTGCTGCGCTCTGCCGGAGGCGGTAACTACCTGACAAATCTGAATGATAATGAAAACGAAGGAGGAGAAGATGAGTAAAAACCTTGCTGACCTATTAGGCCGGCGAAATCGAAATCCGGCTGTGAACATTGAGCGTGAGTGCTACACAATGGCCACGGTCGATGGCGACGAAGCCGAAATCGTTATGTACGGAGAAATCGTCGAGGAACGCCCCAAAAAGAGCTGGTGGTCGGACGAGGACGCTGAGGGGAATTATATAATCCTGAGTGAATTTCTTGATGACCTGAAGGAGATCTCCGGAGTAAAGAAACTTACTATTCGCTTAAACAGTCTGGGCGGGGACGCTTACGCTGCTATTCCTATCCATAATAGGCTGAGAGAACTCAAGGCAGAAAAAACTGTAATTGTCGATGGAGTGGCAATGTCCGGAGGCTCCCTGATAATGTGTGCCGCTGACACCGTTAAGGTTAATGCCTCAAGTCTCATTATGGTTCATAAGTGCTGGAGCTTCATTTGGGGCGGCTTTAATGCGGACGAATTAAGGCAGATTGCGACATCCAACGACGCCGTAGACAAGGCACAAGTAGCTATTTACAAGAGAAAAACCGGAATTAGCGAAGAGGACATTCTTTCCATGATGTCCGATGAAACCTATATGACAGGCTTAGAAGCTGTGGAAAAAGGATTCGCTGATGAGCTTATAGAAGGCGAAGCTCCTGCCATAGCTGCTAGCGCAGATCTGCGTACACTTTATGTTAACGGGCGTAGAATGCGCCTTACAAACCCGCTTTCCAATTTACCGGAAAGCATATCAACGGTCATACCCGAAGAGGTTAAGACAAATAAAAAGTCGGCAGAGCCCGGCGATGAAGAAGGAGGTAAAACTATGGCAAAAAATTTAGAAGAGCTCCGTGCTGAAAATCCGGAACTCGTAGAACAACTTATGGCTGAAGTAAGAGCTGAAGCAAAGGACACCGACGGTTTAAAAGCCGCCGTCGAGGCTGAGCGCAAGAGAATCAAAGAAATCGACGAAATTGCCGTTCTCTATGATGATGAAACGGTGAATGAGGCAAAATTCGGTGAGAATCCGTGTACTGCGCAGGAGATGGCTTTTGTAGCAGCAAAGAAGGCTGCGAAAAAGGGACAGCAGTTTACGAAAGATTTGGAAGATGATTCTAAGACATCCAAGGCTAGCATAGTAACTGCAGCGCCTGCAAATCCCGAAGATGACGAGACCAAACCGGTAACGCCTGAAGAACTTAGGGAAATGGGCCGTGCTATGGCCAGGGAAATTCTATCGAAGGAGGGAAAATAAATGAGTAAAACTCTCAACAGGAAAGTTGGCGAAATGAAGTACGACAATCTCATCGCCGGGCTTACTCCGCCCGTCCATGTCAATTCCGGCACTCTTAGAAAGCTTGCGGCTGCAGCGGAGTATAAGAGAGGTACCGTACTTGCAAAGTCCAGCAGAGATAACAAGTTGGTTATTCTCGGAACTACGGCGGCGGAGGCGGAGGCTGCAGTACCGCCCACCTATACGCTTACGGTAGACCAGACAGTAGACACCAGCAAAACTTACTACACAAGGAGCGGAACTGCTCCGAACTATACTTATACGCCTGTAGCAAATCCGGTCGATAGCGATATCGGCACATACTATGAGATGACAAGTCCCGGTTCTCCGGCTGTCGATGCAGAGGTGCTTACGCCCGATTGTGTACTGACCGACGATGTAAGTATCGGAACGACTTCCGATGTCGTGGTGACTGTTTATACCGCAGGCCATTTCAATAAGGCTGCCCTTATTGTAAAGACCGAATACACTATAACAGAAGCCGATAAAGATAAGTTGCGTGAGCGCGGCTTGTATCTCGGCAAAATTTTGAGCTAGGAGGTAGAGAGAATGCCTAACAATATTGATTTTTTCAGCACTTACTATCTTGCCGGGATGGTAGAGGAAATAGTTCCCAAAAAGACTTTTTTCAAGGATAGGTATTTCCCGACTGATCCGGATACTGATATTTTTGAAGATAATGAGGTGCTAGTAGAGTACCAGGACGGAGATGAAGAGATGGCTCCGTTCGTAGTGCCCCGTGCAGGCTCTATTCCGGTCAGCCGCAAAGGTTACGAAGTACATAAGTATGAGCCTCCGCTTATTGCGCCCGCCCGTCCTCTTACTATTGATGAATTGATGAAGCGAGGATTCGGTGAAGCTCTTTATTCCGGCTCTACGCCTGCGAAGCGTGCAGACGCTCTGAAGTTGAAAGATCTTCGTGACCTTGACAAAAGAATTACGAGAAGAGAGGAATGGCTTGCTTCACAGACGATGATAAACAACGGTTTCACTGCTGTTTCATATATTGATGATGACACGGTGGGAGAAACCTTTGATCTTTATTACTATGATATATCCGGAAGCAACCCAGCCATCTATACCGTTCAGAACAAGTGGGACGACACAGGCGGTAATTTTTGGGGTGATGTAGAAGCTATGTGTGGAGAGTTAGAGGACAGAGGTCTTCCCGCTGCCGATCTTGTTGTAGGATCTGCGGTCGGACAGTTCATCTCGTCTGAAGAAACTGCCGCAAAGAGGCTTGATAATCGTAGAATGGAATTCGGAGAGTTCGATCCTAAGAAATATGGACCTGGGGTTTCTTGGCTTGGAAAGCTGAACTTCACTGGTATTGAACTTGATATCTTCATTGTAAGAGAAACTTACAAGCTTAATGGTGTACGCTATAGGTATTTCCCGACCAAGAGTGCAATGGTCACTGCTCCGGGATGCGGCCGCATGATGTATGCACAGATAACTCAAATTGAGCCGGATGAAAAATATTACACCTATGCTGAGCCTCGCGTCCCGAAATTTGTTGTAGACAGAGATAAAAATTCGAGAAAGCTTACTCTTTCTTCTCGCCCGATATCTGTACCCAACAATAAAGCACCTTGGATGTATGCGGCCAGTGTACTGAAATAGTCAAGACGGCTAATTAGAAAGGAGAAGACATGAGAAGTATTAGGATTATCAACGGAGTATATGGATACCAGCCTAAAGGTAGCAGTTTCATTGAACCTAAAAGGGCTGGTGATCCACCTTTTGAGGTGGATGATGAGAAAGCTGCTGAACTTGTTGCTTCGAAAACTGCTGAGTATGCGGATGACATGGCAGGCACAGCGCCTGTTTTGGCCGTTGCAACGCCCGTAGTCGAGGATAAAGACATGGATGCAGGTCTTAACATTACCGAGGAAGAAAGCACTCCAGAAGACGAAATAACGGCGCCGGACAAGCCTGCATACAGCGTAGATACAAATGCTAATGAACTACGGGAAATCATGAGCGAATTTGGGTTGTCCTTTAAGGTCGGAATGACAAAGGAAGATATGGTCTCTCTTCTTGATGACTTCTTCGATGACCAGGAAGAAAACAACGAAGACCCTGACCAGGAGGAAGGTAACGAGAGTCCTGATCAAGAAGAAAACAACGAAGACCCTAGCGACCCGCTCAATTTCAACCCTGACGATACCATTATAGCATGAGCGGCTTCAAGGGCATGGTAGAGGCCGATATAAAAGATGTGTTTCAAAACAACGATGAGTTTGCCGAGCCTCATACTGTCATTTATGATGGGAAAACCTACAAGGATATACCCGTCATATTGATAAAGGTAAAACAGGAAAAACGGCGTCAGTTAGTTTGGGATCATGCACAGGGACTCTACCTTATAACAGCCGTTGCGCATATTGCCGCATCCGACCTTGGCGGCGTTGAGCCCGAAAAGGGCATGAAAATTAAAATTAACAACAAGAAAAAGGATGGGGATTTTTTCATGGAGTATTATGTAGCATCCTCAAAAGACAATATGGGGATGCTTCGAATAGAACTGGAGGCGATTGACGAATGATGATAAAAGTAGCAGAAGTTGGCGCTGAGAGTTTAGATCGAGTAAACAAAATTCTTGCAGGTGTGCCAGGTGGCATTTGGAAAGCGACATACGGAGCTTTGAATAGAGCCGGCAATATGGCTAAGACGAGTGCCGGTCGCTTCGCAGCCGAAGAGTACACCATAAAAAAGAGCGATTTCATGAGAAATGTTCATCAAAAGTCACACATCAGAAGCGAGGCGGGAGGAGTTGTTTCCATGAGCATAAGCTTTGCTGGAAATGTCCTCCCTCTTCTGGTATTCCGAACAAGGTATGCGAAGAATGGATTACTGCAAACGCAAGTAAAAAGAGAAGGAGCTGCTACGCTCTTGCGGCACGCTTTTGCAGAGAGAGTTTTTGGCCCGATTGGAGTCTATGAGCGTATTGGCGCTGAAAGATTCCCGGTAGAGAAAAAATACGGACCTTCCGCCGCTCACATGATGGAGAACGAAACTGTGATTAAAAAGATGGAAGCCACTATAGCCGAAACTTTTGACCGTCGGCTTGAGCATGAAATAACTAGAGTATTGAATGGCTGGGGAGGTAAAAGAAGATGAATCGCATAGTTTTGCTTGAACAGCTAAAGGAACATAGTCAAGAAGCGGTCAAAGATCTCATCATGCCCATTCGCATGCAAAAAGGCGACAAAGAACAAGAATATCGTGCTGCTGAAATATATCTGATGCGCCTACCCGATAGTACGGCAGCGCAAAAGAAGGCGCCTTATATCATCCATCAACTTATCAACGGTGGGGACGACCAGAATGAAGGCGAGAACGAGAAATCATCAGCGGTTATTCGGTCTATTTTTTGTGTGTACTGTGACAACGAGGAGGAAGGTTCTTTGATGCTGATAAACCTCATGGAACGGTTACGAATAAGCCTTCTTAGAGGAAGAATAATAGGCGGAGTATTCGAGCTGGATTTAGGAGCGGGACTTGAAACGCTCGTCTATCCGGAAGATACCGCTCCGTACTATGTCGGAGAAATGGTAAGCACATGGAAAGTTCCGGCCATAAAAAGGGAGGTGGCACAATGGCTGTAGATAAAAATTCTGCGGAAGAAAAAAAAGTTATTGTTAAGGAAAAAGAAGTCGAAGCTCCAAAGAAACCTGCGGAAAAACCGGCTTCTTTTTGTATGTATATCGGCCCGAGTATCAGGGGTGTAATTCAAGCTAACACCATTTATAACGGGCCGAAGCACAAGGTAGAAAAGCAGCTTGAGAAACAGATTGAGAGATTTCCTCTGATTGCAAAGTTAATTGTAACTGACAAATCTCTCGCAGAAGATCGAATAAAAGTTAAAACTGCCGGAACTCCACTTCACATGTATTACAGCAAGTTGGTAGCCGGTATTAGAAGTTAAGAAGGAGGAATTTCAGATGGCAAGACATGGAGTATATGTCTCTGAACAAAGTACAAGTGTCAGCGTTCCTGTGGTAGCAGAATCCGGCATTCCATTTGTCATTGGCGCAGCACCTATTCAGGCTGCAGAGAATCCCGCAAAAATTAAGCGCCCGATTCTCTGTATAAGTTTTGACGATGCTAAGGCCAAGCTAGGCTATTCAGATGACTGGGTAAAATACAATCTCTGCGAGTTTATGGACTCGCACTTTAATCGTTTCCAAAAGCAGCCGGTAATTTTCGTAAATCTACTTGATCCCGCCAACGCAACTATGGTTCAAAGCGTAGCAGCAGCGGATATCGATGTTGTAAATCATAGGGCGGCCTTGCCTTTCGAGGCTATCAACGATGATACTTTGGTAGTGAAAAAGGGGGGAGGCGCCGGAGACGCCTTGGTAAAGGATACGGACTATGCCGTAATCTATCAGGGTGACAAGTGCTATATAGAGGTTCTGCCGGACGGAGCGGGCTATACACAGACAAAGCTCAATATCGCTTATACGAAAGTGAAGCCGGATGCGGTAACTGGCACGGTTGTTGCAACTGGCATGGAATCCATAGATCTGTGCATGGGTACACTCGGCATCGTGCCGGATCTTGTGTGCTCTCCCGGCTACTCTATGGAGGCAGCGACTGCAGCTGCCATTACAGCTAAGGCAAGCAGCATAAACGGAATGTTTAAAGCTAAGGCCCTCATAGATATAAGCACTAAGGCGGCCGGCGGAGCAACTACCTACGATGCGGTTGCGGGAGTAAAGGCTGCAAATAATTTTGTCGATGAAAATCAAATTATTTGCTGGCCGAAGCTGAAGCTTGGGGATAAGGTTTACCATCTCTCAACACAGCTAGCCGGGAGAATCGCATCGACCGACACGGATAATGATGGCTGCCCTTATGAGAGCCCGTCAAATAAGGCGTTGAAGTGCGACTCCGTAATTCTCGATAATGGAGATGAGGTTGTCCTGACGAACTCACAAGCCAATGCGCTTCACGAAATTGGTGTTGTCACAGCATTTAGTTTCATGGGTGAATTTGTGGCATGGGGTAACTACACTGCTTGCTATCCTATGGATACAGATGTGAAGAACTTCATGATTCCTATAGCAAGAATGTTTGCCTGGGTAGGCAACACTTTGATAAAAACTTTTTGGAAGAAAGTCAGTAAGCCCGCAAAAAGGAGGCTTGTCGATTCTATTATCGACGCTACAAACATCTGGCTTAATGGCCTCATCGGCGCGGAGTATGTGCTTGGAGCAAGGGTAGAGCTTAGAGAGAGCGATAATCCACTAACCGATCTCATGATGGGTATAATTAGGCCTCGCATTTTTATTACCCCGCCGCCTCCACTTCAAGAGCTGGAATTCCTGCTTGAGTATGATATTAAGTATGTCGAGTCGGCGCTAATGTAGGAAGGAGGAATAGCAGATGCCTAAAATTGACGAAAGTGTAATCAACTTCGCTGTATATGAAGACGGCGTAGAGTACATGGGAACGGCCAGAGCCATCCTCCCCAATCTCACTGCCCTTACTCAGACTATATCCGGGGCAGGTATAGCGGGGAATATTGAAGTGCCTATCCAGGGACACTTTGATACCATGTCGCTGAAACTGGAATTTAGAACTATTACAGAAGACGCCATCAAGCTATCTGAGCCGAGAGAGCACAACATAGACTTGAGGGTTGCGCAGCAGATACACGATGTCGCAACCGGCACAAAGAAGATACAATCAATTAAGCACCTTCTTGTCATCAGGCCTAAAGTAGAGACTGCCGGCAATATTGCCCCTGCATCCCCTGCAGATGCGTCCGGAGAATATCCTGTACGCTATTGGGCAACTTATATTGACGGCGTAAAGCAGAGAGAGGTAGATCCAATCAACTTCATTTACGAAGTTAACGGGGTTGACTATCTGGCCGATGTAAGAGCTGCTTTAGGAAAGTAGTTTAATGCCCGGAGTGAATTATCCTCCGGGCATTTTTTTACGCAGAAAAGAAAGGAGAAAGTTATGAGCACTGGAATTAAGGATGTCGGAAATTTTATAGATGAAAAGGAGTTTGAAGCTGCAAAGGTAGAGGCAACTCAAAGTGAATATACCTATGTTCACAAATTTAAGCAGCCTTTTGAGTATCAAGGCAAAATATACAAAGAGTTGATTTTTGATTGGGATAAACTTACGGGAAAAGACGGGTTAGCAATCGAAAACGAGCTGCAAATATTAGGTAAGACAGTAATAGTACCGCAATTCTCCGGAGAATACTTGATTCGATTTGCAGCGAGAGCTTGCAATGAGCCGATTGGCTCGGATGCTTTCGAGCAGATGAGAATTGTAGACTACAACAAAATCCGAAGTGCCGCTCGGTCTTTTTTATTAAAGTCGGAGTTATAACCGGTGATGGCGGCAGTTGGCTTCGAACTCAATACTTGATAATGGCAAGAGCCTATCATACGCCAATAGATTTTTGGCAATCCCTTACCTTCCGGGAACTTAACGCCTGGATAAAGGATCATAACCGCCTAGTATCAGAACAATAGAAAGGAGGGCCGTCATGGCAACGAGAAAAGAATATGAGATGCTTTTTCAGCTGAATGCTCAGCTAGGAAGTAACTACTCAGGCACATTTAAGACTGCGCAAAATGCAATCATATCTATGCAGAACGAAATTACGGCCCTTGGCAAGACGCAGTCGGATATTTCTGCTTATCAAAAGCAGCAGGTGGCCGTCGAGAATAGCCGGAAGAAACTTGAACTTTTGCAACAGCAATACGACAACATCCAAAAGGAAATACAGGAAACCGGCACATATTCCTCGGCACTTGAAAATAAACTGCTTCAAAAGCAGCAGCAAATAGATAAGGCGTCGGCATCGCTGCAAAGCCATACGGAAAAACTTAACCGGATGAGCAGTGCGCTACAAGATGCCGGAATCAACACGGCGGATCTATCCGGAGAATCGGCTAGACTTGGCAACGAGATAGAAGATCTAAAAAGAAAACAGGAAGAGGCTGCGGACAAAGCCCAGAAATTCGGAGCTGCAGCTTCGAATGCCTTTATTTCCGCAGGAGAAGCCTTAGTTGCTACGGGGCTTGTTAAGGCAATGGAGGAGTTAAAGGATTCCTTTGAAGTCGTTGCGGAAGCATCAATGATATTTGAGTCCGGCATGATTAGTGTTGATAAGACAACAGACTTAACAGCGGACGAATTCGCAAAAATGTCGGAAGAAATCAAGGAGCTCTCTACAGAGATACCCATCTTGACGGGCGAATTGACTGACATGGGTGAAACGGCGGGGCAGCTTGGAATATTAAAAGAAAACCTTATGGACTTTTCCGAAGTAATGGCAATGTTATCCACAGCCACCACCATGACACCTCAGTACGGAGCAACTATGCTTGCTCAATTTGCCACAATCACTCAGATGGACCCTCGGTTTTATGGCAATTTAGCAAGCTCGCTTGTAGATCTCGGCAATCACTATGCCACTACAGAGCAGAAAATAATTGACATGTCGCAAGGAATAGCGGCGAGTGCGTCGCTAGCAAAGATGTCGGAAGCAGATATGCTCGGACTTTCCGCTGCCGTTACTGCACTCGGAATCGAAACACAGGCAGGCTCCTCGTCAATGAATAAATTGATATCCAGACTTATGACGGCGGTAGAAACAGGCGAAGATCTGACTAATATCGCCAGTATTGCGAACATGACTGCCGCAGAGTTTAAGACCGCATGGGGTGAAGACGCCGTAAGAGCCTTGCAGGCTTTTATTATGGGCTTGAACGATGCAGAGCGCAACGGCAAGAGTGCGATTGTCGCTTTATCTGATCTTGGTCTAACAGAAGTCCGTATGCAAAGAATGATTTTGTCCCTGGCTAACTCCGGAGATCTACTCAACAGTACACTTGATACATCATCACGAGCATGGGCTGAAAACACGGCTCTCATTACGGAGGCAGAAAAAAGATATGCCTCGACGCAAAGCCAGCTAATTATGAAACAAAGCGCCTACAACAACTTGAAAATCGCCATAGGCGATAACTATACTCCGGTATTGAAAGAATTGTATGCAGCTGAAACAGATGTGTTGAAAACTGTTACTGAGTTCGTGGAACAAAATCCGGAACTCGTAAAGGCGGTTACGGCGTTTGTCGGAGTAATCGGCGCGGCGACTGCAGGTATTGCGGCCTATGTAGCGATAACGAAGGTTGCAGCGGTTGTTTCCGCAGCCCTTACATCAGCTATACCGGGAGTGAACATAATAGCGGGAGCAACACTTGGGATTGCCGCTCTAACAGCTGCTACGGTTAGCTGGTCTGCATCAAGCAAAAAGCAGCTTGATGAAATGTGGGAGCTTACGGCAGCATCCAGGCAGCAGTATATACGCCTACAAGAACTCAATGCGGAGTATGAGGAAGCGGCTAAGCTTTATGGAGAAACCTCGTATGAGGCTCAATCCCTGCGCTGGAAAATCGAAGATCTGTCAGCTGAATATGAAGTCGGCAAGCAATCGCTTACTGAATACAAAGAGGTCCACGAAAGCCTCATGAGCAGTTATAGAGAAATGGCGACCTCCCACTCCGAAGCATACGAGGAAATCGAGACCGAGCGTGAAGGCATTTCCGCTTTGATTTCAAAATTGAAGGAGCTCACTTCTACGAGTGATGGAGCTACGATAAATCAGCAGGCCATTCTTTCCATCATCGAAGCCCTCAATAAGCAAATGCCGGAGCTGGCACTTAACTATGACGATGTCGTGAATTCTTCAAGCAAATTCACAGACGCCCTCGACTCAATAGCGGATACAAGGGCAGCTCAGGCAAAGCTTGAGCAGCAATGGGACGACTATGTTGACCGTGTCGGCAGGCATGACGCTTTGAAGAGCGCAAAAGAAGCTGCGGAGTATAACGCCAAAATCGCTCAGGAAGAATACGACCTAGCGAGGCAGGCACATAAAGATGCTGTCGAAATGTATGAGTACACTCTCATGGGTACATGGCTATACACGAGAGAAGAGCAAGCCGCAGTCGATGCTGCGAAAGAGCAGTTGGACCTGTATAATGCCGCCATGGAAGAAACCGGTGCTGCGTATAAAGAAAATGCAGAGGCCATCGCCGAGCTTGAAGAGGCCCTGCAAGGCTATCAAGAGGCACAGGAGGCAGCAGCCGCAGCCGGAGAAGAAATAACCGAAGTGCTGCGTACCATGACCTTCGAGTACAAGGAAGCCTATAACGCCGCCATGGAAAGCATATCCGGACAGTACGAACTGTGGGATGAGGCCGCCAAAGTGGCTGAAATCTCGGCATCAACTATCAATGAAGCCCTAGAAAGTCAAACAACCTATTGGCAGAATTACACCGCTAATATCGATAGCCTAAGTGAGCGGAGCTCCGATATCGTCGGCCTATCAGAAGTGATAGCGAGCTTTGCAGATGGTAGCGAAGGCAGTGTAAACGCCATTGCCGGTATGGCTGCTGCGACCGATGAAGAGCTTCAGGCTATGGTGGAAAACTGGCAAAGACTACAAGAAGAACAAGAGCTTACTGCAGACAGCTTGGCCAGACTTCAAACGGAATTCGAAACTTCGGTCGAGGATATGAACCTCAGCGATGAGGCAGCTAAAAGCGGAGAAGAAACCATCAAAGGCTACATACAAGGAGCGGAAGGAATGATTCCCTATTTGCAGTCCTCATTTAGCGATATTGCAAGAGCCGGACTTGCTGCCATGAGCATTAAAGGGCCGGGATTTGCAGCCGTTTCTGCGCACTTCGAAGACAGGGGCTTCGGCTCTATAAATTTGACTGTGTCGCCTCATTATGAGATCTCTGGCATCGGAAGCTCTGACGAAATCAAGAATACTCTTAGAGGACACAGTGTCGATATTAAGGATATGGTGCTAGAAATTATTGAGGATGCAAAAATTGATCGAGCAAGGAGGGCTTATACATGAAGACATACACAACTAAACAGGGCGATATGTGGGATGCCGTAGCCCACAATGAGCTTGGGGATGCTTTACATGTCGATAAGCTTATGAATGCGAATTTAGATTATATCGACATGTATATTTTCCCGGCTGGAATTGTCCTGACCTTGCCTGAGATCCAGGGCGAGACTTCGGATGTACTGCCCCCTTGGAAGCAGGCAGTACGATGAGCAGTAAAGACATATCAAGACGCACGGATGTGGAGGTATTTTTTGACGGCGTAAATATCTCCAAATCCTTGCGCAAGTATTTTATATCTATGACTTACACAGACTGCGAGGAAGACGAAGCCGATGATCTTCAAATTTTAATAGAAGATCGGAATGAGGTATGGCTCACTAAATGGCTCAACAATGCCATACAGGCAGCCGCCTCAACTTCTAATACCGTTAAGGGTCTGAAAATTGAAGCCGCTTTTATTCAAAAGAATTGGGCCGGTGACGGCAAAGATAAAATCATGGACTGCGGGCAGTTCGAGCTTGACAGTATAGAGGCCGATGGACCACCTTCAAGCATAATGATTAAAGGCACTGCCCTGCCCTTCAATTCTCAAGCAAGGCAAACAAAAAAAAGTAAAGCATGGGAGTCTTACTATCTTTCGAAAATCGCAAAAGAAATAGCGTTGGAAAATGGAATGACTTGTATGTATGAGTCAGAGCACGATCCTTATTACCAGCGAGTCGAGCAAATCACGACGAGCGATATAGCCTTCCTTTCTACACTGTGTCATGCCGCAGGGATATCCCTAAAGGTATTCAATAATTTCATAATTCTATTCGATCAAGCAAACTACGAGAAAAAGCCTTCAATCCTAACAATTACACGAGGAGCAAAAGGAGGTTATACCCGGTACAAAATAAGAACTGGTGAAGCAGACCAGAAGTATGCCGCATGCAGAGTAAGCTATGTTAATCCGTCAACGGGCAAAGCTATACAAGGGATGGCCTATGCGGAAGATTATGACCCGAAGAACAAAAGAAATCAGACGCTCGAAATCCAAGCCAAAGTAAGTAGCACAGGCGAAGCACAGGCACTGGCTCAAAAGTATTTGCGGCTGAAAAATAAGTATGAGTACACCGCCACATTTACTGTCCCGGGCAATCCGGATATTTGCGCAGGAGTGACGATTAGACTTTCGGGATGGGGAGCTTGGGACGGGAAGTATATTGTAAAGCAGGCTTCGCACATTTTGAGCAGCACTGGAGGTTACACAACACAAATCAGACTTCGCCATGTGCTTGCGCATGATGCACAATCCGAGTCTTCCTCTGCAAAGGTAGCGGGAAATCCGGGAATTAAAGTCGGCAGTAAGGTAAAAGTTAAACCTGGGGCAAAGAATTATTCCGGGGTTGGATTGGCGAGTTTTGTTTATAAGAATGTGTATGATGTCATTCAAATTAAGGGCGAAAGAGTAGTAATCGGTATCAACGGGCAAGTGACGGCTGCCATGAGGCTTCAGGATCTTATTCTGCAGTGACAAGAATGGAGGGAATGTATGAATGCAGGAGAAAACATTTTAGCGAACTTGGTGCGAATAGGTACTGTGAGCTCAATTGACGAGGCGAAGCAAACTGCTCGCGTGATATTTGAGGATAAGGGGCTCGTGTCTGGCTCGCTGCATGTGTTGCAACAGCCAAATACGGCCCTTTCTATCGAAGTTAATGGTAACCATTCACACGCTGTAATCGGGGGCGGAAATACGGAAATAAACGGTCAGCACACTCATACGGGAATTACTGCACATTGGATGCCTCGTGTGAATGACACGGTTTTAGTTCTGTACTTACCGGTCTTCAATGGCGATGGATTTATTATAGGGGTGATATGACATGGCGCAGATAGGATGCCTCGGGGACATCGTCTTTAAGGTGTCCTCCGATGAAATAAAAACGATCAATAATGCAGTATGGTCTGGATCGGCCAGACATGCCGAGCACAAAAGACATTTAACCCATGCGTTGACAGAATTTACAGGCATCGACGCAGATAAATTTTCTTTTGATATTGAACTTTCTCTATATCTTGGTGTGGACCCAATGGTGGACATAATCAAGATATGGGATTATGAGCGAAGCGGAACTCCCTTAACCTTCGTTCTTGGCGAAAAAATATACGGGAAGCATAAGTGGACGATTATCAATCATAAGATAAAACTAAGAACATTTGATGGAAAAGGGAATATGACCGGTGCGACAGTTTCCCTTGACCTGCTGGAATATTTAAGGGGGTGATTAGATGAGTTACTTTGTTAGTACAGAAGATGTTGAAAGCATTTCTTTGAATGAGACAGACACCGTAAAGTCTGTACTGCAAAACATCCGAATAATTTTTGCAACATTTAAGCGTTCTGTGCCTCTGTATCGAAACTTCGGACTTAATAATCATTTTAAAGATAGACCTATCAATGTGGTAAAGCCCTTATTTATCGCAGATATGAAAGATGCAATCGAAGAGTTTGAGCCACGAGCAGAAGTTCTAAATATCAAGGTTGAGGCGGATGTGAATATGCCGGGAAAATTAAAAGCTATCGTGGAGGTGGATATCAATGAATGAAAACAACGAACATCAATTCGTCGATACTGACGCCGGTGCGCTTCTCTCTGACCTCATATCTGATTATGAGGAGATAACCGAAATAACTGTTCAACCAGCAAGCCCGGAAAGATTACACATACAGTGGGTTGCTCATATAATGACTCAAGAAAGAGTTTTAAACAACTACACCGGAAATCAGAATCTTCCAAGCAAGGCTAATGGTGAGAATCTAGACGAGTTAGGCCTAACTTTATATGACGACATAGAAAGGCCCTTAGAGCAAGCGGCAATAAGCACAGAGCGGTTCTATATTTCAGAAGCGCAAAATAGTGCAATTCTTGTTCCCGCTGGAACAAGAATATCTGATGTAAACAGCATCTTAGTTTGGGAAACTATAGAAGACATCTATATCGACATCGGGGAAACTTATGCAGATGTCATGATACGGTGTCAGACTCCAGGAACAGTCGGCAATGGATATACTCCAGGGCAAATTTGCAGTTTAATCGACATTTTTCCTTACTATGACCATTGCGAAAACATTACCGAAAGCGACTATGGAGCCAATACGGCCACGGATGCAGAATACTACGAACTTCTAAGAGCAAGCAAAGGCTCATATAGTACGGCAGGAGCCGAAGACGCATATAGATACTATGCGAAACGAGTATCCACTCAAATAGCGGATGTGGTCGTCAATTCTTTAAGTCCGGGGCAAGTTAACATTTTTGTTCTTATGGACGATGGAACGATAGCTGGGACGGAAATTAAAAATGCAGTTTTAGCCGCATGTAATCGCAAGTTTATTCGCCCGCTCACAGATTATGTGGTTGTTGGGGATGCGGAAACACTTTCGTATAACATAGAGTTTACTTACTACATCTCTAGATCTGCAACGCAGAGTGCGTCCGAAATCGAAGAAGCAGTATTAGAAGCCGTTAATGAATATACCTCGTGGCAAAGCGCAAAGCTTGGAAGAGACATCAATCCTGATGAGCTAAGACAGCTCGTAAAAGCCGCAGGAGTAAAAAGAATTGAGCTCGTCTCTCCGGATTTCACGACTCTAAGGGACGGTAGCGATAACACGGTACCGCAGCTAGCGACCATTGGAACTGTGACAATAACGAGTGGGGGATATGAGGATGAGTAAACATGGAATCACATTGGAAAACCTACTGAGTACCTATCCGGAAGTTTTGAAAAAAGACAAAAGAATGCTGGCACTTGCCACCATAACTGCGAAACTGTTAATTAAAAGACTGGAAGAAATAGACAGAATCCGCATTTATCCGCAAATAGATAAGTTGCCCGAAGATCTCTTGGACATACTGGCTTATGACCTTAAAGTCGATTGGTATAACTACAATCACAGCGTAAGCGTAAAGCGGTCACAAATAAAAAGTAGCTTCCGGATACACAGGACGCTCGGCACAGTCGGAGCTATGGAAAAAGCTTTGAATAATCTTTATCCGGGCACGGAATTAGAAGAGTGGTTCAACTATGGTGGAGATCCATATTATTTTCGTGTGCTACTCGATGTGACAGATCAGCAGGTAGATATATCACACAACGAAGTAGTGCGAATAATTAACATTTTCAAATCTCGCAGATCTCACCTGCAGGATAGCGGACTAATTTATAGGAGCCGTGTAGAAATTGCCGTCGGAGTAAGTGGCCACTACGCCACTTACAGTGCAAGGCTTTGCGGAACTTTCCCAGTGACAGCTACGCAGGGCGGAATACAAGGAAGCGGCATAGAAATTGGGGCCAAAGGTAGCGGATTTGCATACGATGCACCGATGTGCGGCACTGCCCCAGGCAGTCTAATGTAGAAAAGGAAGGTGATATGAATGCTAGACCCGGCAGCTTTTACGGATTTACGAAATTTTATCAAACAAAAAATAGCGAGGGCTCAATATCGAGTCGGAAGCACAGACTATCCGGCGACGATTAACGATGTCGAAATTTTGCCTAACGGTACCGTCAGAGCAAAGCTATCAATCATTCCAAGCGGGCAAGTCACAATTAACAGAGTGGAGCTTTTTAACAACAATAACGAGCGATGGGTGCATCAGGATGTAAACATCACGATAGAGACGGGCCAAACCGGAGTCCTTTATTGGTTTGATTTTGCGGTTATAGAGGGAGGTGTATAGCAGAATGTATAATTTTACAAATTGGTTAGATCATGTTACTTTTCCGTCGGATTTATTCACCATTACTGACAATGGAGACGGTACATATACGATAAAGCGTGCCGGAGAAGTTATGCAGCAGGGAACTCCGCAAGACCAGCAGCACTTTAACAACATGGAAAACGGCATTGTCGATGCGCATGTAGCACTCGCAGCACTGCTGAACTTTACCAGGCAGAATGCATGGGAGATTGAAAGAGGCTCGGTAGATCTAACGAACAGCGAGATATTCCCCTTTAATAACAGTATCCAGACTATCAATCTCACAAAAGAGTTCGGCAGCAAGGACTATCTCATCTTAACGGAGGTTGATAGCGCTGTCGGAAATGTGGGGGAAATTGAGATAAGCGATAAGCTTGTGAATGGCTTTAAGATAGCTTTTACCGGCAGCGGAGAATCGGCAAAAATCAAATATACAGTATTAGGAGGGTTACTGAGATGATAGTAATTGAAAAAAACGAAGGTGCGAAAATTCCGTACACAGTCAAAACGACAAAGGTAACATTCAATGACGATTTGACTATAAACCTTGCAAGCAGAGAGCAAGACTGGCCGGTGCATATCGATGTGTGCTTTGACGAGGATAACGCTCTTGTAATAGGAGCCGCAGCGGGCAGAGCTTATGTGGCGCAGATAGATATTCCAGAAAGACAATACGAACTGCCCGAAAGCGAAGAAGATCCGGCAACACCCATCCCGCTTGACATGGCGACGGTAACCTTGACTCTTTGGTCGATAGAATAGGAGGAAACGAATAATGGCAAATTTTGATTTATCCAATTTGGCGATAGCGGCCGCATGTCCCGGCAATGAGATCTTATACGATGATAAGGGCAAGCCCAGCATAATGGTAAGGATTCCGAAGCAGACATACGCACAGCTTGGCATGGGCGCTTCGGATGCAGTCCACCCGGCATTCATTGTAAACGGTCAGGAGGTAGATGCGATATGGATTTCCAAGTACCATAATATAACGAAAGATGGGAGGGCTTATTCGCTTCCGGGGCAAGACTGCCGGCATAGCGTAACCTTTGACCAAGCTATCGCTGCATGCGCAGCAAAGGGTCCGGGCTGGCATCTTATGACACAGATGGAAAGAGGCCTGCTCATAAATTGGTGTGAGAATAACGGATTTATTCCAAAAGGCAATAACAACTACGGAAAGCATAGCTCAGAGAGCAACTATAAGGCGATACCGGCTGTCAAAGACGGTGAAGGCAAGACACAAAGGACATTATCCGGAACAGGCCCTCTGTCGTGGTTCCATGATAATTCGCCAGCCGGAATTGACGGCCTCGGCGGTGATGTTCTTGACTGGAGCGGAGGAATCCGTCTTGTCTATGGCGAGCTGCAAGTTCTGCCAAACAACAACGGGGCAGACAACCTGCACCCGCAGACCGCAACCAGCTTAGAGTGGAAGGCAATCAAGGCAGAAGACGGCTCGTTTATAGAGCCGAACGGCAGCGGCACAACTCCCGGAAGTATAAAAATGGATTTTATTAGCAACAAACTTACATATTCAACGACAATAACCGACCCGGCTCCAGGCACACATTACTGCAACTTCGGAGTAATCGAGGCTGATAGTACCATAGGAGACGATGCTAAGTTACTCTTGAAATCCCTTGGATTGTTACCCAGAAGCGTCGATGATTTGGGCAAAAATTACCGTGTATATTTCAATAATGCGGAAGCAGAGCGGGCTTTCTACTGCGGTGGCTACTTCAACAACACCGCTAGCGGGTTCTCCACCTTCTACTGCAACTACGCTCGGTCGCACTCGTACATCAGTGTGGGCTTCCGTTCCGCTTTTGTCGAACTGTAATCTGACTCTCTGTGTTCTGTAGCCCCTGCGATAGCAGGGGCTTATAAAAAAATTTTTTTGAAAATAACGGATTTCGTTATTTCCTAACAAAACGGCGTACATACTGACGGATTCGTGTAACATAAGTTCAACGAATCGAGGGTATTATGAGCGAAGAACTAAAAATCTTACAGAAAATCTTTGACATGATTGAGTATGGATACGGCGCACTCGCTCAATATCCAAAGTCTGAAAAATTTGCTTTGGTAGTGGATATAAAAAGAAGCATGGACACCATGCTTGAGCGGACTATCGAAGCACAGAAAAAATACTACAAGAAAACTACCTTACAAGATCTCGACATCGAGATTGCGAAGATGAAAGCATATTTAAGGCTTTCATATAACCTCGGATTCCTGCCGATAAAAAAATATGAGATATGGTCCGGCAAGGTAGTAGAAATCGGCAAGATGCTGGGTGGATGGCTGAAATCCGTCAACCGGCCATCCGCTTGACATAGGGAACAGGCCATTGCGGGCTTTCTACTGCGGTGGCAACTTCAACAACACCGCTAACGGGTTCTCCACCTTCAACTGCAACAACGCTCGGTCGAACTCGAACATCAATGTGGGCTTCCGTTCCGCTTTGCCTCCAAGTCAGATATTGCAGACTCAAGGGTTTGCTTTCAGCACAGAGGTGAGATAAAGGGGTCTGTTCACTCGTTTAAGTAATCTTGGGCGAAAAACACTCAGCCGTGTATGCCGCCTTGCTCAGCATGGTCGTAAAGCATGGCATTCCTGGGAGGCACTATGGAAAAGCACAAAAATCTATTCGAGAAGTTTACAGACTTTGAGAATATGTATGGCGGATATACTCTTGCTCGCCGCAATAAGCGGTACAAGAAAGAAGTGCTTGCCTATAGTGCCAACCTCGAAGAAAATCTTATAAATTCAATCAATCACTTACAGTGGAAAACATACGAAATAAAAGATATTCACGAGTTTTATGAATACTATCCCAAAAAGCGTATTATCATGGCTCTGCCTTTTGCAGACCGTGTCGTAAATTGCGCTGCGAGAAATGTTTTATGGCCGATATATACTAAGTCTTTCTATGAACACAGTTACGGAAGCATAGAGGGTCGAGGTCCGCTTAAAGCGGCTCAGCAACTTCAATACTGGATGCGGCTCGTACAGAACAAGCCGGAAAAGTGGTATGTCGGCAAAGCCGACATAGCGAAGTTCTTTTATCGTATTCCCCTTGAAGTACAGCTTAGAGAATTAGGAAGGCCGATTGACGACCCGGACATGATGTGGTTTTTGAAAACAGCCGTCTTGGCTGACGGTCGGCCGATGGGCCTGCCTTTGGATGTGGTGGATGTTTTCGAAGCCGAGCGAATATCCGGAATCGGAATGCAGACCGGCTCTTTGATATCTCAAATCACGGGCAATGTTGTGCTAACTCCAGTGGACCATTTTGTAAAACGAGAATTAAAAATCCCGTACTACATCCGCTACATGGACGATATGATTTTAATGGCACCGAGCAAGGGAGAGATCTGGGATGCACTCTATGAACTCGACATTTACTTGCAAGACAATTTTGGACTGCAGCTGAACGACAAAACGGCCATAATGCCCTACGATGACGGGGTTGAGTTTGTCGGTCGGAGAATATGGCCACACAAGATAGAATTACGGAAAAAGACTTCTCTGCAGATGAAGAGGCATCTTAAATTTGTCAGAGAAAAATACAGCACGGGGGAGGTGCCTTTCGATTATGCGAAGAATGTAATCATGAGCTACTTAGGGCTGATGAAACATTGTAATAACGATGCGCTACGGGAGAAAGTCTTAAAAGACTATGTCCTGATGCGAAAATCTCAGTAAATTATAGCAAAAGCAACTATTAAGAACGGCTCTGCGAAAGCGGGCCGTTTTTTAATGCAGAGAAAGTCGGAGGTGATACAAATGCCAATACTACAACTAGATATAAGAGAGCTCTTGCTCATCATGGGAATTCCCAGTGCCACAACGGGCTTAGGATTCTGGTTACTACAAAAGAGTCTCAATAAAAAAGAGAGAAAACAAGAAGAGAAGGATAAAGCACGGGAAAAAAATGAGGTGCTGTTAATAAAAAGTGTCGGGGCAGCAATTACGCTGGGAGAAGCCACAGCACTTGCTATCCGTAACGGAAAATGTAACGGAGAAATTGATGCGGCCCTATCTCGTGCAAAAGAGGTGATGGATGAGCAACAGGACTTCATGACAGAACAGGGTGTAAAACATTTACACTGAACAAGGCCGAAAGGAGGAAAAGTATCAAAATGGCGAAAATGACTTCCGGAGAATTTGTCAAAAGACTAATTGATACAGCAAAGAATTATAAAACGCTATATGTTATGGGATGTTTCGGAGCACCTATGACATCTACAAACAAAAGGCGATATTTAAATAATCATCCCTACAATAAACAGCCGGCACGAGTCGCTATGATAAACGCCGCTTCTGCAGACACATTTGGTTTTGACTGCGTCTGCCTTTTAAAAGGGATTTTGTGGGGATGGACCGGAGATAAATCGAAGCAATATGGCGGTGCCGGATATAACATCAACGGCGTTCCGGATATTAACGCCGACACAATGATTGCAAGGTGCTTCGGGGTAACGACGGACTTTTCTAAAATCACCATAGGCGAAGCTCTGTGGTGCAAAGAACATATCGGCGTGTACATAGGAGACGGTCTGGCCGTAGAGTGTACGCCAAAGTGGGACAACGGCGTGCAAATAACTGCTGTCGGAAACATGGGTAAAAGAAGCGGATATAACACCCGCACCTGGACATCACACGGAAAATTGCCGTATATCGACTATGCGGATGTAGAGCAGCAGTCAATAACGCCTGAGCCGGAATCGCTCAAAATCAAAGTAGGCAGCAAAGTGAAAGTAAATAAGGGTGCGAAGACATATACGGGCGGCTATCTTGCCAACTTTGTATATGAAACTGTCTATGACGTACAGCAAATCGAAGGAACCAGAGCAGTAATAGGCCTGGATGGCAAAGTTACGGCTGCCGTACGGCTCGAAAATTTAATTTTGCAGCTGCCGAAAGAAGAAGAAAAGAAGGAGGTCAACGAAGTGGAGTTCAAAATAGAAAACGGTTTAACGCTAAGACTGAAAAAGGGTGATGTTGAAAAAATCGAATTTGTATTGGCGAAACAACCGACAGAGAGGATTGCCGATGCGTATAAGAGGATAGGCTGCGATGTTATATTTAATGCCAACTTTTTCAGAATGTCGGACGGGGCAACTCTCGGCCATGTAACCGACGAGGGCAAGGTGCTGAGTAAAAACATGAGTCCTTTCGGCTACGGCTTTCCGGATAAAAAATGGGCGAAGTTTAGTTATGCGAACAATATCGGTGCACCCGATTTTGTCGGTGGCTATCCTGCTCTTTTGCGTAATGGACAAATAGCTATCGACAGTACAGACCCCAACTTCTCGGCAACATCAAAAGTTCGTAGAGGTCGAACGGCAATAGGCATGCGTGGAGATGAGGAAATCATCATAAGGGTTATCCCGGATGGCTCTGCAGGCCGCAAGTCAATCCCGGACCTTGCAAAAGAAATGCAAGATCTCGGCTGCGATAGTGCCATCAATTTGGATGGCGGTGGCAGTTCGCAGTACATAACCCCGTGGGGCAACTATAGTAAAGGTAGAGCCGTGGACGGTTTTATTTGTATATGGCTTACAGAGACAGCAAAAAGGCCCGTGAAGTCTGCTCCGTCTCCGAAACCTGCTACACAAGCTAAGCCTAACGACATAATCCATATCGTAAAAAGAGGCGAAACCCTTGGTGCTATAGGCAGAAGATTTGGAGTGCCGTATACAAAAATTGCAAAAGACAATGGCATTAAAAACCCGAATCTTATCAGAGTAGGCCAGAGGCTAATCATCAGAAAGTAAGGAGGAAAAGCTATGCAAACATTTTGCGAAGAGATCTTACAAAACTTGATGTATACCGGAATAGGAATGGCTCTTTTCATAGTATGCTATTTGTCCAATATGAGTTTCGGAATCTGGTATAACGTCAAGGTATTGCAGCAGAAATTTGACTGGGCTCGCATACGAGAGTCCGGAATCAAGTTGGCCGGCTTTGGGGTAGGTACAGTGCTGATGTGTATCGGCGTAACTGCAATCCCCATTTTCTGCAACCAGGTCGGCCTTACGCTACCACAAGAATATACCGATGTTTTTCAAAAATTGGCAATCGTCTCCGTCTTTATTTACTCGGCAGCGAGATACTTGATGGAGGCCTATACAAAATTTAAGGCAATACTGGAAGACGGCAATGGCTTAGATTCCATTCAATAATTGGCAACGCAAAGCCCCTCTTAGAGATTCTTTCGAGATCTCCGAGAGGGGCTCTTTTTTATTTGCCTTGCTTTTTTATATCGGCCCGAATAAGTTGTTTAATGTACCCCTGCTTATTGCCGGCTGCATTTAGATGTTCCAGAATGTCGGCATCGGTCTTTACGTTCAGCTTGAGAGTTATCTGTTTCGTATTGGCCCGGTCATATCGCTCCTGCGGAGTTATCTTTCGTTTTGCCACTCTTTCGCTCTCCTTTTATACTGCTACCGCCATGTTACACGACGGTCAACTACGACTTCATCATTCTTGTATTTCGTATATTCTATCGGCATGTCCGGCTCTCCGTCAAATGCATTTCTATATTTAGTGCATAAATTTATCGGTTTCGTTGATATGGGGTCGACATCGACAAGAAGCGTTCCATCCTCTCCTTCGTATACCGGCCTGTCCCAGCTATCGCATCCTATAAACTTAAATTCTCTTTTCATCTTCTCCCTTTTCTCTTGTGTCAGCTGAGTTCCCATTTTCATTAAAAGTTCCCGGAAGACTGGAAGATCTCCTTTATTGCTGTAGCCGAGCCCGTATGTGAAAATTCGGCAGCCCCCGCAGTTATGTTTTTGATAGTCGTCCTTGTATCGAACAGCCTCGTCTCGAATAAGGAAAAACGCAACGGGATGATATGTGTCAACGATAGTTCCTCTGCAAGCGTTGATGTCATAGGCTTCGCAGTATGCTTCATCGTCTCCAATCCACAGACCATTTACATCTGTTAAATAAACATCTTTGTACTCCGGAACTTCTTTTCCGCTTTTCCTCAAATCCTCGAGCATTTCACTGAATGTATAGTACATTTTATATCCCGTATCCTCACACATCCATTCGCTCCCGACGCCCTCATGAAAGTCTTGCCTTTTCTTTTCTACGACATGAATCGGTGTCATTGTACCAAGATTGTCTTCAGCACCCTCGTACTGCTTCTCGGCAAATTTTACGAGAAATTTTGCTTCCTGGTCGGTCAGTTCTATGTTGATTATATGCTTGTTCATTTTATTCCTCCCCGGCGGCGAGGCTTCCCCCGCCGCCGTTAATCTGTTACTATAGTGATGGCGACTTGTTTCGCTTGGGCTAACCGTTTGTGCTTGGTCGTGCGGCGGTTAGTCTATTTTTGTTATTTTCGGTTCATATTGCGGGTCGAATGCTCTGTCTAAATAATCTTGACACCACTTGTCGAAATTGCTCACAGTTGCATCGTACCGGCTATCATATAGATTGCGCTCTCTTGTTCCGTCTGCATAGGTTCTGAGTATTCTTACACAAGTATTGTTTCCGTATCTGAATGCAGGAGATCCCGTTCTCGTGAACTCGATTGTCGAATTATACTCTGGAACATTGAACTTTACGCTATAACGATTTGTTTGTTCTGATAATGTCATGGCTTCCTCCTTTTTTAATACGAAGATGGTATATTGATAATTGTCATCTTTGTCTCTTACAGTTTCAACCGTGATAAGATCTCTAAGTGCTTCGCTCATTGGCGTGCCGTAAGTATCTCTTTCCCACAGTCCCGATTCTTCCGCCATCTTCCAAAAGAAATTTGTTTCTATACCTCTTGCCTCTGGGAATTTTGCAAAAATACTTTTTATGAAGTTTTCGCACCATTCTTTTTTAATAACTTTCTCCAT